GTTGGGAAACCATCAGAAAATACCTAGGGGTTTTGGGCTTCCCAACTTGTTGGGACGGTTTCTCCAACATGTTGGGGAAAGATGGTTTGCCCGACTTCATCCCCGAAAACATCTTTTATCGCCTTGCCATGAAAGCCAAGAACGAAACCGCCGAACGGTTCCAAGCCCTTGTGGCCGACGAGATCATCCCCTCCATCCGCAAGCACGGCGCATACCTTGCGCCGGAAGCGGTGGAGCGTATCCTGCAAGACCCCGACACCATTATCCAGCTGGCGACGACCATCAAGGAGGAGCGCACCCAGCGCCTGCGCCTGCAAGCGGAAAACGACCAGATGAAGCCCAAGGCGGAATACTTCGACGAGCTGGTGGAACGTGGCATCAACACCTCGTTTCGCGTGACCGCGAAGGAACTGAGCGTGCAGGAGCGGGCCTTTGTGGCCTTCCTCACCAAGAAACGCTACATTTTCAAGGACAACAAGGGACGGATCATGCCCTATGCCGAGCACGTGACCAGCGGCCTGTTTGTGGTCAAGGAATGCATCAGCGACAGGAGCAACTGGAGCGGCACGCAAACGCTGATTACCCCCAAGGGCAGGGCGACGTTCCGCCTGCTGACCAAGGGCATGGCAAGCTGACCATGAAGCCCATCAAAGTGCTACCCAACTGGGCGGCACTTTTCATTTGCCAGAAGGGAGGGGAAGCCATGAAACAGAGCCGACGCAACAATGTATCCGCGCGCGCTTCTCCGCCCACCGTGGGCAGGCCCACCCGCACACGAGAGGAGGGAAACCTTTGGACAAGCTGAAATTCCAGTTCCGGCAGGAGGCGGGCAGCAATACGCTTGACCTGTACATCTACAGCGAGGTGTGCGCCGACTACTACGAGCTGGACGAAAACTGGAATCTGGTGCATGTGACCAGCGAAACCAGCGCGGACTACTTCCGCAGGCAGCTGGAGGCGCACGCGGGCGTGACGCAGATCAACCTGTACATCAACTCCATGGGCGGAAGCGTTGTGGAGGGCTACGGCATCTATTGCCAGCTGCGGCGGCACCCCGCGCAGAAAACCGCCTACATCGACGGGTTTGCCTGCTCGATTGCCTCCATCATCGCGTGCGCGGCGGAAACGGTGGTCGCCTACCCCAACAGCATGATGATGATCCATGAGATGATGAACGGCGCGTATGGCAACGCCGCGCAGCTGCGCGAAGCCGCCGAGGCGCTGGACAAAATCATGCAGGGCAACCGGCAGGTGTACCTGCAAAAGAGCGGCGGGAAGCTTACCGAGGCAGCGCTGGCCGACATGCTCAAGGGCGAAGCGTGGTTGACTGCGCAGGATGGCCTTGCTGTGGGGCTGGTGGACGAAATCCGCGAACAGGGCGGCATGGACGGCAAGGCCGCCGCCGCGGCGCTGGCACAGGCCAACCGCGACATGAAGGCCCAGCTGATGCAGCGCATGGCGCTGCTGCAAACCGCCCGCGAGGCCGAGGCGATGTTCAAGCCCACGCCCGCCGCGCCCGACCCTGTGCCGGCACAGGCACAGCCGGAACCTGAAACGCCGCCCGCGCCGCAGCAGCAAAACGATACCGCGACGCTCAAAGCCCTGTTTGCCCACTTCGGCAGGTACGGCCAACCGACTGCCCACAACCCCTGAGCGGCGGCGCACAAGCGCAGCCGCTTTTTACAACCCCCAACATGAAAGGAGAACCGACCATGAAAAACCTCGACCTGATCAAGCAGCAGCGCGACGATTTCAAGGACAGGCTGGGCGCGGCCATTGCGCAGAACGACCCTGAGCAGATGGCGCAGGCGTTTGACGGCTTCGCCGCCGCGATGCAGGAGCTGGTGGTCAAGGAAGCGCAGGGCCTCGCGCAGGCGGCGGATGTGACCATCCTTGCCCAGCGCGGCGTGCGTCAGCTGACCACGGCGGAGCAGGACTACTACACGCAGGTGCTGGCCGCCATGCGCACCAGCAACCCCAAGCAAGCGCTCAGCTCCATGGATGTGGCCTTCCCGAAAACGACCATCGACGCGATCTTTACCGACCTGACCACCAACCACCCGCTGCTGGACGCGATCACCTTTGAGAACACCACGCTGGTGAGCGAATGGCTGATCAACGAGCACGAGGCGCAGCTGGCCCAGTGGGGCAAGCTGGATGATGCGATCACCAAGGAGATCGGCTCCAGCTTTACCAAGCTGGCGATGAATCTGGTGAAGCTGACGGCCTTCCTGCCCGTGGGCAAGGCGATGCTGGACCTTGGCCCCGCGTGGCTGGACCGCTATGTGCGCGCGGTGCTGGGCGAAGCGCTGGCCGTGGGGCTGGAGGAGGGCGTGATCAACGGCACCGGCAAGGATATGCCCATCGGCATGACGCGGCAGGTGGGCGCGGGCGTGACCGTGACGGACGGCGTGTACCCCGTGAAGCCGCTGGTGGTGCTGCAAAACTTCCAGCCGGACACCTACGGCGCGTTTATCGCCCAGCACTTGGCGAAAACGGCCAACGGCAACCCCCGCGTGGTGAGCGAGGTGCTGCTGGTGGTGAACCCCGCGGACTACCTGCGCCGCGTCATGCCCGCCAGCACCATGCTGACCCCCAGCGGCCAGTTTGTGCGCGACGTGTTCCCCTTCCCCACCCGCGTGGTGCAGAGCGTGCGCATTGCGGAGGGCGAGGCCGTGATGGGTATCGCCAGCCGCTACTTCGCGGGCGCGGGCATGAGCCGCGACGGCAAGATCGAGTACAGCGACGAATACCGCTTCCTCGAGGATGAGCGCGTGTACCTGATCAAGCTGTATGCCAATGGCCGCCCGATGGACAACGTGAGCTTCGTGCGCGTAAACATCAGCGGGCTGAAGCCTTTGGCCTACCGCGTGCTGACCGAGGAAGCCACCGCCGCGCTGAGCGCGCCGGACACGGCGCTTTCCGCGCTGACCATCGGCAGCCTGACGCTGAGCCCCGCGTTTAACGCGGACAAGGTGTACTACACCGCCAGCACCACCAACAACACCAACGTGGTGACCGCGACCGAGCGCGACAGCGCCGCCGCTGTGACCGTGAAGGTGAACGGCACCGAGATCGCCAACGGCAGCGCTGCCACGTGGAACGTGGGCGAAAACGTGGTGGAGATCAAGGTGACGAACGACAACGCCAGCCGCAACACCATTGTGGTGGTCACCAAGGCGTAAGCCAGCCAAAATGAAACGAAAGGGCGTTGCGTATGACAGACAATGGACAGGCAGGGGCGCTGCTGGAAGGGATACGCAGCGCCCTTTCCATTACGTGGATTGATCCGGTAACGGATAACCAGCTGATGGGCATCACCGCGCGCGGCATCAGCTATCTGGACGGCATCGCGGGCGCGCCGCAGGATTACGCGCTGGAAGGCAAAGCGCGCGAGCTGCTGATCAACTACTGCCTGTATGCCCGCAGCGGCGCGCTGGATCAGTTCACGGCCAGCTACCTTGCCGACCTGACCTACTTTCAGCTGAGCGAGGAGGTGAGCCGCTACCTTGCAAGGCAAGAAAGCGATACAAGCCTACCCTGACGGCGTGGTGCGGATATACGCCGTGGGCAACGTGGCCCAGCCTGGCAAAATGCCCGTGGAAGGGCTGACGCTGACCGAAACCCTGCCCTTTGCGCAGAAGACCGTAGGCGCGATGCGCTTTGCGCAGGGGGTGCTGGTGGGCTACCGGATCGACAACCGCCTGCGCACCCCGCGGCGGGACAGCGTGACCACGATGCATGTGGCAAGGACGCATGACGGCACCCGCTACCACATCCGGCAGGTGCAGTACCCCGAGGATGTGACGCCGCCCAGCATGGACTTGGCGCTGGAAAGGATGGCCGCAGATGACGCTTGAGGCATTCGGGACATGGCTTGCGGCCATCGACCCCAAGGCGACCCATTACGTGGCCGCCAGCAGCGGCCCCTGCACTGTGTGGCGGGAGTACCAGCGCGTAGGCCACCATGCGGACGGGCAGCATCAGGGCGGCTGGAAGGTGCAGATTGACCGCTATACCAAGGACGAGGCGGACGCCATCGCCGCCGCCATTGAAGTGGCCATTGAGGTCAGCGTGGACATTGCGGCGGAACATCTGGTGGACTATGACACGGACACCGGCATGATCCGCCACATCTTCGACTGCGAGGTGGCCTAGGTGGCGCGGTTTCAATCGGTGAACGTGGACGAGATGGCCCGCGAGCTGAGCCGCCTCGGGCAGGTAACCGCGCCTATGGCGCGCGAGATGGTAGCCGAGGGTGCAAAGGTGCTTGTGGGTACGTGGAAGAGCGTGATCCGCGAGCTGAAGCACGTGGACACCGGCGACATGGCGGACAGCGTGCAAGCGGACGAACCCGCCCAGCAGGGCGGGGCCACCGTGGCGGAAATCTACCCCCGCGGGGTGGACCGCAAGGGCGTGCGCAACGCGGAGAAGGCCTTTCTGCTGCATTACGGCTGGCAGGCGGGCAAGGCGGCGCGCGGCAAAAAGAAATCCAAGGGCCGCAAGGATACCCACACGGGCAATCACTTTGTGGATACGGTTGAACAAGAATGCGCGGACGCGGTGGATTACGCCATGGAAAGCGTGATGAACCGCTACATGAAAGGAGACTGACCATGGCAAATATCGGAGTTTTACGGCCTGTGTTCGCCAAAGTCGCTACGGAGCCGGAAAACGCGGCCATTACCTATGCCGCGGGCAAGGCGCTGGGGTACGCCATGAACATCGGCGTGACCTATGAAACGAACGACGCCAAGCTGCACGCTGAGGGCACCGTGGTGGAAAGCGACAACAGCGTGACCGGCGCGGAGCTGACCGTGGGCGTGGACGACATCGCCGACGAAAATCAGGTGGACCTGCTGGGCACCGAAAAGAGCGGCGAGACCGGCAGCGAGGAATACGAGATCACCGACGCGAGCGCGCCGTATGTGGGCGTGGGCTATGTGGAGGTGCGCAAAAAGGGCGGCGTGATCAGCTACCGCGCCCGCTGGTTCCACAAGGTGCAATTCAAGCAGCCGGACGAAAGCCTGACCACCAAGGGGGACAAGCTGGAGTTCCAGACCCCCACGATCAAGGGCAAGGTGCTGGGCGTGTACCTGGACACGACGGGCAAGCTGCGCTTCCGCAAGAGCCACACCTTTACCACGCTGGCCGCAGCCAACGCGTGGCTGGATACCAAGGCCGGTATCAGCAGCGGCACCTGACGGAGGGCATGATGCAAAAGATAACGTACTGCGTGATCGATGACACACCCCTGCCCCTGCTGTTCTCGCTGGGCGCGGAAATGCAGATCGCGCAGCGGCTGGGCAGCGTGGACAGGCTGTTTGACGTGTTTTCCGGTGGCGAGACCGACGCGGAGCGGGAAATCCGGCTGGAGATCGAAAAGGGCATGACCCCCGAGCAGATCGCCGCGCGCGACGCGGAGGCGTGCGAGCCCCTCGACCTGCTTTCCGTGCTGCCCTTCACCATCGCCACGCTGGCGCGGCAGGGGCAGCTGTATCAGGGCGAACAGGCGAGCATCACCGAAGATTGGGTAGCGTTGCACGCGCG